CGGATTCATGCGGATGCATGACTGGTCCTTTGATGGAGAAGCTTGTGGAGGGGGTTCGTCGACCTAGACGTCAACTCCCCGTCGGTTACCTGCGATTTGTTGCCCAGCAAACATCCCGTCTTTTCTCGAAAGGATGGGATCTGGGCTACGAGGAGCAGGTTCTCCTCACATCTCCGCCGCTTAGCGCGACAACTGATTCGACTCGCTCCGAGGGGGGCGCGTTGGGTACCGGGATTGACCATGACAGTTTCCTTACGGAGGCTCTCAGCGGTCCTTCTCGACCTGACCGCCCGGCCCCGGAAGCCGAATTGATTGTTGTCCAGTCAGCTGGGAAACCTCGTCCTCTGACGAAGTTCTCATCCGATGAGCTTCTCCTCCGACCACTTCACAAGACAATCTACAATCACCTCTCGGGGTGTAAGTGGCTGTCTCGAGGTGATGTATCGGATGATGGGCTTGCGAAAGCGGGGTTCCACCAGGGAAAGGGTATCCTCACATCAGGCGACTACGCTTCGGCTACCGACAATTTGTCGATCGAAGTCGCAGAAGTGATCCTGGGTACTATCCTTGCCTCTTCCACTGTTCTTCCTGCCTCTGTCACTGAGAGGGCAATGCAGATTCTCCGGCCGATCCTTTATTGGGTCGACGGTCCGTCAAGTTGCCCTCTTTCGTCGAAGAAGTATGTCGGTCGTCCTTCCATTGGACAGATGATGGGCTCTTACCTCTCTTTTCCTCTACTTTGTCTGCAGAATCGTATCGCATACTTGTATGCGATGCGGTGCTCAGGACGTAGTTGGAAAGAGACGGTATCGGCCCCCTGTCTGATAAACGGGGACGACATACTGTTTCAGTCGACGAAGGAGGCTTCGGATATGTGGATGGGGAAAGTCGGGGAGCTTGGGCTCGAGGTCGAGCGAACAAAGACTTCTGTGGACGATGAGTACGGTTCGTTGAACAGTACTCTATTGCGTTTTGTAGGTGGCTACCTTCGGGTCGTGCCTACATTACGTTTTGGTCGTCTGCGGTCGTCTGAGTTCGTGAACTCGCTTGGCAGGGAGTTTTCCTTGTTTCTTGCAGGTGTTACCAGTAACCAGCGCTTCCGCGCCGGGTTGATCTGGTTCCGCTCAAAACTTCGCTCTTTGCGGTCAACTAGATTGACTCTTCATGAGCTCGGTTTCCGAGGGACACTTGCTTGGAGACTTGGAGGACTCTTCAAGTTGGCTCTTTTCGATCCTGAGCCTGTTCTGGTTCCGTCTCCGCCCGTTGGGCACGGGATTACTCTCTCTTCTGAGGAGTTTTCTCGGTTGCCGGAGGAGGAGACGACAGCAGAGATTCGCCAAATGGCGGCGAGGGAGACGGCAGCATGGAAGTTCACTATGGACTTCTCTTGTTGTCGTGTCAAGGCAGCACTACGGTACTGCCTCGCCTTGTCCTCCATTAGGAGAATTGAACCTGTTTGTGGACCGGTTCGCTCCGTGACTTTCCGTGGCTCCCAGTTTTCTGGAGCTAGGTTAAGTGATG